CTCCGCATCACAGACAACCTTCTCAGAATAAGTCCCCGTATTGCGTCGCGCCGTAAGAGCCGTCACAAAAACCCTATCACCGGGTTTACTGCCTTGCACCCCCTCGCCCACCTTGTCCACAACTCCCGCGCCATCAAACCCGGGGGTATAGGGCAATGTGGGTTTGAAGAAGGCATACTGGCCCGTTCTGATATAGGCTTCGGCAGGATTGACCCCCGCCGCATACAGCCGAACACGGATCTGCCCATGTTCCGGTTCTGGTTCCGGAATGTCCGTAAGGCGCAAAACCTCCGGGCCGCCAAATGCCGTCATGACAATAGCGCGCATAACGATACTCCCTCAGTCTGTAAGCTACATGGGCAGTTCCGTCGCCCCAATCATTGTTACCTGAAGCCCTTACCTCTGAGGCTTCTTTATTAAGATGCCTCCTGTTGCAAGTATATGATTTCCCAAGAAGCACACTATGGAGATAGGGCTATCCTTCATATTCAAAAATCCCAATCATACTTCTCGCGCCATTGCTGCCCAGCGCTACATGGCATGGGGCACATTGTCCATGAGAAGCCCATTTTAGACCTTGCGATTCAGATACCTCGCTGTTATTTTAGGGTAACCTTCAACCGTAGATATGTATTTTCTATGGCGGGCCACCACAGCAGCGTGACGAAGAGCCCAACGGCGAACGTCTTACACTCATGATGGCGGTCCATTGCGATGAGGCTGATTACAACAGGAGCACAGCATGGCAAGTACGGAATCCGGTCGTCAGATGTACCCTTCGTTTAAAGAAGCCCACGAGGCCTTTGTGGCGGAATACACCGCCTTGTATCAGGGATTTCCCAAATATCTCGAAGATCTTGTGATCGGTTTCGGCTGGGGGGAAGACGCCTCGGGGCAACGGTGGTTCATTATTTCGGCCAATCCGCAAGGTTTGCAACACTTGACCTATCCTGAACTCGTGAGCTGGGATTTCGAAAACCTTACCGACATCCCGGAGCTTATCCAGCACGCGCATCTGGATAATATCAGCTTCTAAGTCGCCTATGCTGCATATTCCGACGCAATACGATGCATAGCAAAAGGCCCGCCAAAAGCGGGCCTTTTTAAGTATCAGACAACGGCGCATCAAGCGCGCTTGTAAACCGTATTACCGCCGACAATAGTTTCTTCCACCATGATGTCCTTCAACTTGACCGGATCCACCTTGGTGGGGTCCTTGTCCAAGATAACCATATCCGCCAGCTTGCCCTTTTCCAGAGAACCGATCTTATCCTCGAGCCGCTGCATATAGGCACCGTTAATGGTTACGCCGCGCAGGGCTTCCATAACGTCGATGCGCTGATCAGGGCCAAGAACCTTACCCGAGGACGTGAGACGATTGACTGCCGAAAAGACGTCCATGAGCGGACTGATGGGCGTCACGGGCGTATCGTTATGCAAGGCGAAGGTAATCTTATGATCCAGTGCCGCCTTCAACGGGCTGATATGGGCCGCACGCTCGGGACCGGCCACCATGTCGCGGTGGATGTCGCCCCAGAACCATGTGTGGGTCACGAAATAGGAAGGCACAAAGCCCTTTTCGGCAATGGCCACCACCTGATCAGGACGACAGAACTGGCAGTGATTGAGAATATGGCGATGGTCCTTACGCGGATTCTTTTCCAAAGCGGCGCTATACGCGTCAATCATGTCCTGAATGGCTTGGTCGCCATTGGTATGTGTGGTGATCTGCCAGCCCGCATCGTGGAGTTTCTGGACCAGCGCAAACAATTCTTCCTGCGAATTGAATACCGGAAAACCGCGAAAATCTGCCGGCTTACCGGGCAACTGCTTGAAGTAGGGCTTGGAGAACCATGCCGTATAGCCCTGCGGGCTACCATCGGCAAAAAGCTTGGCCGGCCCAAGGAACACCTTGCCTGCCTTATCCAGCTGCGCACCCTGCCGCTTTTCGCCATAGCTTTCTATCAACTTGGCATTACGACCGTTGGGCCAGATGACCACACGGATGCCCAGATCGCCGTTTTCGCTGGCCTTAAGGAAAAAGTCATCCACTGTGGGGCTGCCGCCATTGTTGGCCGTCGTAATCCCCGCAGCGGCGTAGATCATATTGTCACGACGCACGGCCTCTTCATATTGTGCGGCCGTAGGCTTGGGACGGATGGCCGAAACAGGCGCTTGGGCCGCCGGACCTTCCAACACCCCATCCAGCTTTCCGTCCGGACCGCGACGGAATTTACCGCCTTCAGGATTCGGCGTCTCTTCCGTAATGCCGGCCAACTCCAGAGCTTTGCTGTTCGCCACACCTAAATGGCCGGACACATGCTTCACAAAAATGGGGTGCTCGGTGGACACCGCATCCAGATCGGCACGGGTTGGATGCCGTTGTTCTTTAATCGCTAAGTCGTTATAGTTATAACCGACGATCCATTCACCCTTTTTCGTCTGGGCTGCACGTTCCTTCAGCAGACTCTGCATATCCGCAATCGACTCAGCACGCCCAAGAGGAGGCACGTTGAGATTGACCATCGTCAACTCATTGAAAGCCCCTGATGGGAAGTGGCTGTGCCCGTCGATCATGCCGGGGATAAGCGCTTTGCCCTTAAGATCCACTACGGTGGCGCCCGAACCCGCAGCGGCCATAACCTCGGCCTTCTTGCCCACGGCCAGAATCGTTTCACCTTTCACCGCGATGGCTTCTGCGATGTCGTTGTTCTTGTTCATGGTGAAAATGGGGCCGCCCACATAAACACGCACCGAATCCTTGGCAAAAGCTGTCAATGCCGGTGAAACCATGAGAGAAAACGAAACAGCAGCCGCACCTTTTAGAAACGTTCTACGGATCATGGATACCTCACAGGGGGGTAAAAAAGGAGGGGAGAAGGGAACCCTGCCATGTTTTGACCCTACTTGCTCTTTTTTTCACTGTCAATGCATTTCTGCATTACAATTTCAGTTACGCATATGTTATAGTTAATGACTATCTGAATTATAATCTCTTTCGCTTTATTGGCGCCGTGTTTCACTCCTGTCTTCTATTGAGATACCTCAAGAAAAGAGAAATGAACGCAGGTAACGTTACTTTTTTCTCAATATCTACAGCATAGTTATCAGCAATTATTTATCAAAAAGGGATAACATATAATGGAAGTCCCACCATGTTGGAGCTCAATGTTCTACACCGCACAGCCGCACAAAGTCGGGGATGCAAAGCTGTTACGGTTACCCATTTGACTGCATTCCCTTGAGACTCTGAACTTTTCTATGCCCGTTAGCAGTCTTTTGAAAGGTTTATTTTATCCATTTTTATATATTTGCCCTACATTATGACCTATTTTCACAGTCTGTATTAAATCCGACTATGCATTCCAATATTCTCTGTGCAATCCAGTATACCATTTTAATAGAGTCATCTCCAATAGTTTGTGTTTTAGATGATTCTCGGGTAATACTTTATAATTACTTGAGCGAAAGAGATGGCGCAATATAAAATATTTCCAATGAGTTGCTTCTCAGCACTGATTTGCTCAATGAAGTGCGGTAGCTCAACACTCATGCCGCACAGCCGTCATTTTGGCTTACAAACGAATTTTGGAGGTTAGGGAAGCAAGGCTCAACCGTCATCAGTACTCCCCCTATCGGTACGAGACCGAAAACCGGCTTTCTTGCTCTTCTTTCCGGCCTGAGAGAAATTACGCCAAGTTCGCATCCGTGCGGCTGACTCAGCTCGAAATCATGGCTATGAACATGACAAAGTGGCTATACGCCGATGCCTCCGGGAGCTATACTGTATTTAGGGGAAACACGCTCTCCCCTTCGACGGTCAACTTTATCCTTCTCGATGTCCTCAACGTCATAGGGCGCATGATCGAATGGGGCCTTCATCCCGGCCCTGCCCCTAAAGTCAAACTGCTTCCATCGAACAACGAGAGGCAACGATTTCTTGCACCGATTGAATTGGAGAGGCTGCTCGATGTCCTCGAAATACTCTCCTGCCGCGTATACCGCATTGCACTCATTTTCATGCACACGGGAATGCGGGTGGGCGAAGTGCTCCGTTATGTGCGGTCAAGATGCCGACTTTGAGAACCGCCTCATCCATGTCGATGGGAAAATGGGAAAGCGCACCGCGTTCATGGACGATACGGTTATCAACGTATTACAGCCCATTGTCCCAGTCCGACCAGCCGATCTCGTCTTCACTACGGCAAAAGGACTTCAAATCCGGCCCAATGCCTTGCCCCATACCTTTACGAAGGCCGTAAACATTCTTGGCCTGAACGACGGTATCACCGATCCCCGGTTCAAAGTCGTTATCCACACCCTGCGACGTACCTTTTGCTCGTGGCTGGCCAGTCAGAATGTCCCGCTGTACACCATCGGCAAGCTGGTGGGGCATACAAGCCTGCGGTCCACCCAACGATACGCCAAGCTCAGTCCCGACGCTAAGTGGGATGCCCTGAAATTTATAGAAAAAATCGCTAGCTCTGCTCATACGTCTTGACCTTTCGGGCCGCCATATACCGATCCAAATCCTTGCGGGCATAAAGCACCTTGGCACCATCTTTGATGTACACAGGGCCTTTTCCGTCCACGCGCTTACGCTGCATGTCGATACGGGCGTACTGCAATAAAAAGACGCGGCTTTTTCATCCAAATACTCCCGGTGCGGAAACGCTGCCAATTCAACGAGCGGAACAATCTCTTCCCTGATAGCCTTGACGATTTCGTCTCCCAACTCTGGAGAAACTTCACTTTTCTCTCCCCCGCACACGACACGCAGGGCTTCAATAAGCTGCTTTTCATGCGATTGCGACATGCTCACTCCTCCATGCGTCCGATGAGCGCCGGGACGCGCACGGCTGTCTTGATGATATCCTCGGCGGTGCGCCCGTCCTCGAACTTCTCGCCGGGGCTGATGCCTTGGATGCGGGGCTTCGAGAGCCCGAACCCCATCATGACCCGGCGCACGTCCGCCCTGCCCCGCCCGACGACGAGGTGCCGCTCGTTGACGAGGTAGAGCGACGGCTTGCGGCCTTCGGGCTTCGGGCCGATGACGGCATCGCTCAGGCGTACGATGCCCTCGATGGCGTCTTCCTCATAGTCGGCTTCACCTTCGGGGATGATCTCGTCATAGAGCGCTTCCACGCGCTCCTCCAGTTCGCGCATCCCGTCCAGCAGCCCCGGCCGCACGGCGCGGGCCACGGCCTCGCCCCTCGCGTCGCAGATCACCGAGCGGATCACGTCCCCGACATGACCGAGGTGGGCGGGATGGCCCGGAGGCCATATCCCCGCTACCTCGCCCGTCAGCGCGGCGTGCAGCGCGCGCCGGACATGATCGGCGCACGGGAAGACCTTGTGCAACGCCGCGAACAATTCCCCCGTCGTGTCCTGAACGGCTCTCGCGGCTCCATACAGCCCAGAGTCCTCCGGCTCGGTACCGAGGATCGGATGGGCCAGAAACCACCCCAACGACGCGGCTCCGCCGACAAGCCTCCACGCCTCCCGCACCTCGGCTGGCGGCGTGTTGTACAAGCGGCACACCGCCGTCCTCGTGCAGCGTTCGGCCATGCCCGCGTGCCGATAGCCCCTCTTGCAGATGGGGCAGCAGTACGCCCCTGCGGGCTTCTTTTCCTTACGAAACAGCTTCATCTCAACAATCCGGGTTTGCGTAGTACATGGGCATGGACGCCCTTTCGGTCTGGACGGGCCTCGCGCCTCGCGGAGCCTTCGGGCACCGCCCGCCGCGGAAACAGCTTTCCCGCGTCCCGCAATGGCGGGCCAGCATCCGGCAACGCATCCTCCCGCAGTCCACCAGTTCGGAGGCATGGGACTCAAGCCATGCCTCCGAGGATTCGGACGGCGAGACGGAGGGGCTACCCTTCCTGTCCCGACTCATGGCGGCATTCCCTCGCCATCCGGCGAAGGCGGCGCTTGCGGGCCACCTCCTGCCGGATGAACAGGCCGACGAAGCCGACGCCCATGACCGTCCCGGCAAGCCAGTGGCGGTACTCAATGAGCAGGTCTATCATTCCCCTTTCTCCTCCTTGCCCTCAGCGAACGCCCGGATTTCTTCGGCGATACATTCCGTCGCGCTCGTCAGCCCCGCCCGGATGCGCTGCTCCAGCTCCGGCCCTGCCAGACGAGCCAGCAGCAGCGTGGGCGCGCTCGGAGGCAACGAGGCCGGAACCAAGAATTTGGAACCTTCGCCCGTCAGAATCCACGTAGGGTTCACGCCTTCGCGGGTCAAAAGGGTCAACAGCCAAGCGGCAGGAATCATCATGCGCCGCTTGGCGTCGGAGATGGAACTCTGGCGGATGCCCAGATACGCGGAAAGCTCCGTCTGCGTCTTCATGCCGCAGACCTCGCAGATGCGGGCGTAGGCCGCGTCGAACTCATGCCGCTCCATCGTGGCCTCCTTCCGCCAAACGGCGTTCGATTTCGTCAAGGAACTCCCCGGCGCGAAGGACACGCTTGAGAGAACCAAAGGTCGGCAGTACCGTGAGGCGGCAGCCGTGCAGCCGATACTTGAACTGCTCCAAGTACGTCTCTGCCTCCTCATAGGAAAAGAAGACGGATTCTATCCGGCTGGTGAGCCGCTTCTCGCCGTCATCGCCTTCCTCTTCGATCCGACGCTCGATAGCGAACAGCGGGTCTTCGGCCAAGGTCATCTCAGTGGCCTCCACACGTTCGGGCCCCTTGCGGCGTTCACGGAGCATCACGAGCAACGACTCGTCCACGGGGAGGGCCGCACCACGCTCCAGCTTTGCGTGTTCGCTCCAGTCCAGCGGCATCATTGCACGCCCCCGTCCTGCTTGAGAGCGTCCATTCTCTCAAACAAGTTTTGTATCCCCTTGCTAAAACAATAAAGCATATCAACCCGATTAAGCTCACCCTTTGCAATGAGGCATGTGTGATCACCATCATCCGTGAAGCCGATCAGGATGGCCGCAAAACCATTCATGTTTTTCTGATTGGCAAACTTCCGCAACGCTTCGTCGATGTGTTCGATATCCGACTGGTTGATGACGCTCATGCTTCCTCTCCTTCGGTTCCGGTGACTTCAACGAAAATGGCCTTTTTCTGGCGGATGAACGATTCGGGGATGTAGTCCTCATGGCAGACGGCGCATCTCGGACAGCGCCATCCGATCTTGATGACGCGCTGGCCTTCCTTCTCAGCCCACTGATACAGATCAGAGTGTCCGCTCAGGGTGGCCTCCGACTTGGAGAGGAAACGTTCAAGCTTCACCAATACCCCGGCCTCAATCAGCGAGGGGAGCCTTTCGCCATATTCATAGGGAGACATACGTGTCGTCGGACAGGCTTCCTTCATCAAAAGGGTCCTGCCGGGCCAGTCCTTTTTGTACTTCGGGATGGCGCATTCACGGATTTTCAGGCTCATACGTCCTCCAACTCGTCTTCCCGGACGACGATTTCGAGGCCGGAAGTAAGTTCCACGCAATACCCGTCGCCTTCGTAGCCGATGATCGTCACCCACGAGTAACCGCGATAGGGAGTCACGAGGCGGGCGCTGTCTCCGATGACGTACCTCATGCCGCAACCCTCCCCATGAGATCCTTCATGCGTCCCCCATGCGGGAAAAGAGCCCTGAGCAGTGACAGCAACGCCGCAAACTCACCCTTCGTCGCGCAGCGCAGGACGATACCGTTGCCGCGATTGACAAGCCGAGCCTTGCCCGTGTAGATTTCATTTCTATCCATTTGAGTTCCCCTCACTGGATGTTTGCCCTCGGCGTTGTTGGTAGCAACTCCGGGGGCGTTCTTTTACGCCCTGCCCCGATCCCGGGCCTCCGCCTCGTCGATCTGGAACAGCAGGGCCAAAATGTCGCCCACGGCCCTGTAGCCGAGCCGGGCGAGTTCCCTTCTTTCCTCGCTGGTGATGATGTTGTCCTCCAGCGCCTTCGCCGTGCCGACCATCATGTCCCCGAACGACTTCACCGAGGCCATGCACTGGCCATGCACCGGATGCGCGGCGTCCGACACCGGGAGGAAGTCGACGTACACCCCGCCGAGGGCGCGGGCCATCTCGTGCAGCGGCTCCGTGGAGCCCGCCAGCCGCATGAGCGGTATCAGCAGGTTCACATCGAACTTGTGCGTGTCCCGCAGGGGCGAAAGCTCGGACATCAGCGTGTTGTACGGACGCCCGAGCCGATAGGCGATCTGTTCCGCCGACAGCCCTGACGGGGCGTGCTTGGCAAGCCGCTGGCAGACGGCCCCGATGTTCGGAGTGTCTTCCTTCATGCCAAACTCTCCTTTCCGTTTGCGTGATTCCGGCGAGATGCCGGGTTAACCTCAAATCAGGCACACACTGCCGGGTGCGGGTTCAGAACTGGAATCTTCCGGGAGGGGCCACGCTTCTTATTCTCAGCACGGGGCAAGAGTTCCGGGGGGATTCCAAGCAGGACAAGCTGGCGGTGCCAATGCGTCGGGACGGTTTCCCAAAGCATGAGATACCTGCGGGCCAGCGTCATACTTACGCCTAGCTGTTCAGCGACATAGCGGATGGTCATGTCGCGCTCATCCATCCATGTCCTCAACGCGGCAGCGCGATCAGCGTTTAGCATTGTGGTCATAACGATTCCCTGATAGTTTTGTGTTGCTGTTTCGTGTTTTTGTTTTGTGTTTGTGTTAGGTGTTCTTTATCAAAAATATTTTGATAAAGCAATATTTTTATGATTTTTTATCAAAAAATATTTGATATGCAATTATTTAAAAGAATAAGATTTTTTTCAAAATCACAAAAAATTCCGCTTGCTCGTCTAGCGGAACATATCGGAGTTTCTCCACAAACATTCAACACATGGTTTGCAGAAAAAAGCCAAAGAAACCTCTGGGAACATCTTCAAAAAATCCTTGATCTTTATCCAGAGCTCTCCAGAGAATGGCTTTATTTTGGTGAAGGCCCTATGCTTAGGGACAACAGTATCGAAGGAAAGTCATCTCCACAGGCTACATCCTTGAGCGAATCGATGTCGAGTTCCGCCCCGTGTACGGAGGAACTGAAACGGGAAAACACAGAGCTGACAAAGAAACTTCTCGCTGCAAAGGACGAACTCCTCGCAGCCAAAGACAAAATCATCGCGCTGCATGAAGAAAACAAACGCTTGGCCGAGTCGGTGAGCGCCGTAGTGACGCCCACCGAGCCTCGCCGGGACAATCCTCAACATGCCACCTCGGACAGACCTGCGAGTGGTGTGCCAGAACGTGGTATGTAGGGCTGTTTCAGTAAGAATTGAAAAGTAAGGGGGGAAAATGCGAGAATTGGAACTGCTGAACAAACTTATAAGCGAAGACGGAGCCTCAAGGCGCCAAAACCGATACCTCGCGTCCGAGCTGGTTGATCCGCCTTTTTCCCTTCTGCCTGAACAATGGCAGGACTGGTGCGCTACATGGGCATTTCATGTTCCACCAAGCATGGCTACCGCACTAGATATTCAGCTTACACAAAAATCTTGGACAGAAGAAATCCGTGATGAACGTGGAAAGAGAATTCCTCTCCTCAACGAAGATGGAACAAAGGCTCTCACTGCGTCAGGAAAACCCAAATTCAAAAAAATTACACACAAAACTCTGGTTTGGACACAAGGTTCCGCCTTCGATTTCCATCCCGGATATGTGATTTACGATTCACCAGCAGCTTATTCGCTTCCGTGGGGAACGGGCATCAAAGCCATTCGGAACGCCTTGCAGGTCATTACAGCCTCCCCTGCTGAACCTGTCTCTGTAAACAACCCCACAAGAAAATCCGGGGTTGTTATAGCAAAACTGCTCCGACCCAATGCCGAGCAGACGGGGCTTATTGAAGAAGAGACTTTTACATTTACACAGGATGAGTTTGTAAGGATTCTTATTACTGGTTTTTAAGATATTACATCATATCAAAATAGAAACGGTGATATGCATGAGCGATTTTTTGTTCAAAACACAAACAGAAGCCGTGTATTTTTTGAATTCACTGGGGCTCAAAATCGGTAAAACTAAATTCAATGGCGATTTTCATGCAGGCCGTATTCCTTGCACAAGCGACAAGCAATTTCGTAAAAGTGATTTATTGATATATGGAGAAACGCTCAAAGGACCACAGCCTAAGAATCAGGAGTCTCTCTGTTTGGAGCAGCTGAGCGAACAAACGAAACTGCTTAGCTCTCTAGCGCGAAACCTTCTAGAAAAGATGGCATTCATTAATATGCCGACAATACGCTTGCTGGATAAATGGCAAGAGGAAGCCAAAGCTCTCTCAGAGGGAAAAAGCATAAATGCAGTGCAGAGTGCCATAGCTAAAGCTAGACAGCGTTTTGTTGCTATAGAAGAGCGCCTTCTCCCTGATACTGAGCATTCAGCTACACTGAGTACAGCGAATGAAGAAAGTCTCTTTCTGGGAATTTCCTTAGGTATCATTGCATCTAAAGATATTCCACCTAGCAGTATTTTATTTTTATCCCAATGGATTGACGAGCATCCTC